TCAAGGATGAAGAGAACCACGACCTGGCTCTCGGTTACATTGCCAATGCTCTCGGGGTTGATCCGAAGGCTGAGGAAGAAGCCAAGAGAATTAGAGAGGCGTGGACGGCGCATCCTGATCACACGGTGCTCAAAGCATTGGTGGCCGAACGTGCAGTTTTCTTCGTACTACTGCCGTTGTTTCGGTTTAATGGTGACGCTGGTCTCCGAACAGTAAGTGCAGATATCAGCCGTGATGAACAAGTACACGTTGCTGCCAATAGCCTTGTTTGTCGTGAGCTGGGGCTTAATATCAGTCCTTCTCTTGACAAACTGCGTAAGGCAACTATCAACTGGGTGATGCAACCACTGAAGGCATCGAACCCTGATAAATATCTCTCCAAAAACTTTTGGTTGGATGCCAGTGATCGTCTGATGTACGAAGGCAAAGCACCCGAACTCTCTGACACACGGCGGGCTCGTATGCCTGCCTTCTTTGAACATGCAAATCCCAACCTCCCTCAATACGCTTAGTCCAGGCCTTACAGTTGAGCGTCTACTGGCTGAGCTAGAGGAAAACTTCCAAACATTCCTGCCTCAACCAAGTGACCCTCAGAATCTTATTATGTATCGAAGTGGTCAACGAAGTGTAGTGGAGTGGGTGAGAAGTCGCATTGACAATGATGACACCTAGACTCGAGGTATGTTATGTATAGTGGATACAAGTGGTTGAATTCTGATGCTCGGTCTGAGTTCGGCAGTCTAACTGGAGGGAAGTACCAAGTTCCATCTGGTACTTTTTATGGCGATGGTAAGTATCAGGTGATGAACCTGGACATGGGTGTTGCCGGATGGGGAGACCGAGTACCACCCGGCTATAGTGTTGTGGGGCACGGATTAACACTTCCTGGTGGGGGCTTTTTTGGCCCAAGAGGAAGTGCAGTAAATCAGGTAGTGCTGCAGCGCAATGCGCCGCCACCGCCGCCACCTCCTCCCGCACCGGCACCACCGCCGCCGCCGAGGGTAGAGCCACAGAACCCTACCCCGTTAGTGCCCGCAAGTCTGGCACCCCAAGCTCAACCGCAGACACAATATTCGGAACAGATTGCAAGTCTGCTCAAGCAGCTAAACATACAATCGGCACCCACACAAAGTTCTGCAGCGCCAGCGCCGACACAGAGTGCTACAACAACAGCACCCAGGCAGAGCACTGCGGCCCCACCCCCTCCGGTCATTGAGATGCCGGAGCCAAGCTACTCATCTTCAACTGCAGTTGGTGGAAACGCTGGTGGTTTTACACGTAAACAGTCAGCTGCACGTAAGGCAGGCCTGACGACGAAAGGTACGTCTCGTTTAAAGATTAGTCGTACAGGACAAAACACCGCATCGAGCGGACTTAATATAGGTGTCTAACAGATGACAGCAAAGACTAGGTACGACTATCTCACACGCTATCGTTCCCAGTTTCTAGACGTAGCTGTTCAATGTTCGAAGCTTACTCTCCCGTACTTGATTCAGGAAGATGAGCTGTCGAACAGGAATACATGGCGGAGGATTGTCACACCGTGGCAAAGTGTTGGTGCCAAAGGGGTAGTTACGCTTGCATCTAAATTGATGTTGGCTCTCCTGCCCCCACAGACCAGCTTCTTTAAGCTGCAGGTGAATGACTCCAAGCTTGGAATTGAACTTCCTGCAGAAGCTAGGTCTGAACTTGATCTAAGCTTCGCAAAGCTTGAACGTATGGTGATGGATTCGATTGCTGCAAGCAGTGATCGTGTTGTAATTCACCAAGCAATCAAGCACCTTGTGGTCGGTGGTAATGCATTGATCTACATGGGAAAGGAAGGTCTCAAGCTCTTTCCGCTCAATCGCTACGTGGTAGATCGAGACGGGAATGGAAACGTAATCGAGATAGTCACCAAAGAACGCATCGCCAAGAAACTATTGATGAATGAACTCCCACTGGAGTTTAAAGGCATCAATCCCGTTGGTGATGATGGTTCAGACAATGAAGAAGATGTTGATGTCTACACCCATGTCAAGAGAGACAACAACCGTTGGATCTGGCATCAGGAAGTCTACGACAAGATTATCCCTAGCTCCCGTGGTAAAGCACCTATTGATACCAGTCCTTGGTTGGTACTTAGGTTCAACACTGTTGATGGGGAGTGCTTTGGGCGTAGTCGTGTAGAGGAGTTCCTCGGTGATCTTCGATCTCTTGAAGCGTTGATGCAAGCCTTGGTAGAAGGCAGTGCCGCTGCAGCAAAGGTCATCTTTACTGTGTCCCCAAGTTCTACTACCAAACCCCAGACCCTTGCCCAAGCTGGCAATGGTGCCATTGTTCAGGGTAGACCTGATGACATTGGTGTAGTTCAGGTAGGCAAGACCGCTGATTTCCGGACAGCTGCTGAAATGGCAGCGACACTGGAACGGCGTATCAGTGAAGCCTTCCTTGTCTTAAATGTACGTCAGAGTGAACGGACAACAGCAGAAGAGGTGCGGATGACGCAACTAGAACTGGAACAGCAGTTAGGTGGGTTATTCTCCCTGCTGACTGTGGAGTTCTTAATTCCGTATCTGAACCGAAAGCTTTCTGTGATGCAGAGGAATGGTGAGATTAGCCGCCTTCCTAAGAACCTTGTACGACCTACAATCGTTGCTGGTATCAGTGCGCTTGGTCGTGGGCAGGATCGGGAGAGTCTGACTGCATTCCTTACAACAGTTGCTCAGACCATCGGTCCTGAAGCACTTGGTAAGTTCGTCAACCAAGATGAGGCCATTAAACGTCTCGCTGCTGCACAGGGCATTGATGTCTTGAACCTGATCAAGACACAACAACAACAGCAGACTGATATGCAGATGGCAATGCAGCAACAGACACAGATGTCTCTTGTAAACCAAACAGCACAACTTGCAGGAACTCCAATCTTTGATCCGAGCAAGAATCCAGATGCAATGCAACTTTTAAATGGACAAACAAACCCCCAGCCGCCCGCAGCGGGTCAAGCACAACAAGCCCCAGGTCCAAGCTTCCAGTGAAGTGACCGTCGATGATTCAGAACTGGCAAAGCCAACTTCTTTTGATACCAATCGGTATGCTCCAAAGGAACGTGTTGGACGACCGTCAATTGGTGTCGATCCAAACCGTGTGGAACGTGTCGGCCTTGGGGGCTTGAAAACTACTACTAACTATGGCAATCAATCTGACGTATGACCCCAGTGGGGATCCTCAGGCTATTGAAGCTGATGAGGCCCGAGATGCTGAGAGTTATGCAATTGGCGACCAGCTACAGCAAGAACAGGATGCACTGCTTGCTGGTAAATACAGGAATGCAGAAGACCTAGAACGGGCATACATTGAACTTCAACGTAAGTTCAGCTCCCGTTCTTCAGGTGATGATGCTGATGATGGTGGTTCTTCGGAGGAAGAGATTCCTTTAGAAGAAGCGGAAGTCGAACCAGAGGAGGAAGTTGACTACTCGTTCCTCAATCGGCTTGCCGAAGAAGCTGACAGTGGAGAGTTCTCTCCTGAGACTCTTCAGTCACTGGAGGGTATGAGTGCATCCGACATTGCTGATATGTTTCTTGCATATCGTGAACAGCAACCAAGTCAGTCGGAACAATATGAGATCTCTCCTGAGGAAATCTCAAGCATGAAGGGGATTGTCGGTGGTGAAGACCAGTACAACCAGATGATCACTTGGGCTGCTCAAAACATGTCCCAAGAAGAGATTGCTGTCTACGATGCTGTGATGGACAAAGGCGATCCCCAAGCTATTTACTTTGCAGTGCAAGCTTTGAACTATCGTTATCAGGATTCTGTTGGAACTGAAGGTCGCCTTCTCACCGGCTCTGCTGCTCAGAGTATGGATGGGTTCCGTAGTCAAGCTGAAGTTGTTCGTGCGATGAGTGATCCTCGATACGACAACGATCCTGCTTACCGTCAGGATGTCTACAACAAGCTAGAGCGTTCCAACGTTAACTTCTAAAGCGTTATACTAGCAGGCACTAGGTATTTAGAGAACTGCCAATACTGCGCGTGTATTGGTAGTTTCGGGCGCGAGATCAATATTAAAGTCCCTCGCAATGAACCAATGCTGACTCTGACACTTACTCTTGCTTCACTCGCTTCGTGGTATGGCTATCCGTATCACGGTAGACGCACTGCTTCTGGTGAGATCTACAACATGAATGCTATGACTGCTGCCCATCGCACACTGCCATTTGGAACAAAGGTTCGGGTGTGTCATACGACCACAAAGAGGTGTGCTAATGTGACTATCAATGATCGTGGACCCTTTGTTCATGGTCGTGATATTGATCTAAGCAAAGCAGCAGCAGACGCAATCGGCTTGAGAAGTAGGGGTGTAGGTCAAGTAACCATCAATCCAATTAAGTGACATGGCACGAGCTAATCCTTTTGATCCGAAGGTATCTTCGGTGTCTTCTGTTCAATATGTGACCCCCACTGCTAACAGTGAGGCGTTCGCCACTGCCTATGGTCAGGTCAATCAAACGCTTGCTGAACTCAGCCCGAAAGGAGTGAAGGTTCAAGCCGGTGGGACTGCTTGGCCCTGACCATGAAAGGAAAGGGCGGTAAAGGAGGCGGCGGCAAGAAAGGCTGCTGATCAATGGAGTAGGGCACCTCAAAGTCGGACCCTACTTCTCTTGGCTATTGGCCCGCTAAGGCGGACACCCTTTAGTCATTGACGGTCTGGAGAGACAGACAAACAAACAACAAATGAATGCACATGACATTGCGTCCTGTGAATTCCTAACCGGTTAGGGAGAACTTATGGCGGCTCAGTCGCCACCTAAACAATTCTCTCTCTTTTCTAACAATGGCTAACGCCGTTCAATCCGTACTCGGTACGCTTAACAAGGCAGTCTCTAGCACTGCTGGTACCAATGCATACGACACTAAGTATGCAACTTATCTGAAGCTGTTCTCTGGCGAAATGTTTAAGGCGTATGAAAGCGCCACTATCGCCCGTGACACCATTATGCGTCGTAGCCTGAAAAATGGCAAATCGATGCAGTTCATCTTTACCGGTCGCATGACCGCTGGGTATCACACTCCCGGAACTCCTATCCTTGGATCCGGTGATCCCCCGGTGGCTGAAAAGACCATCGTCTGTGACGACCTGCTGGTTTCCAGCGCTTTCGTCTATGACCTCGATGAGACTCTGGCTCATTACGAACTTCGTGGTGAGATCTCCAAAAAGATCGGTCATGCCCTTGCTGAGGCTTATGACAAAAAGATCTTCCGTATGATCGCCAAAGCTGCACGTGAGGCTCACCCCATCACTGCTGCTCCTGGTCCTGAGCCTGGTGGTTCGATCATCCAACTGGGTGTGCAAAAGGAGTATGACGCTCAAGCCCTGGTGGATAGCTTCTTTGAAGCTGCTTCCATTATGGATGAGAAGAACGTTCCCAAGACTGGTCGCTTTGCTGTGCTGTCCCCGCGTCAGTACTACGCTCTGATCAGCCAAGTGGATTCCAACATTCTGAACCGTGACTTCGGTGCCACCCAAGGCAACCTGAACAGCGGTGATGGCCTGTATGAAATCGCTGGCATCAAGATCAAGCGTTCCAACAACCTGCCCTTCCTGGCCGGTAATGTGGCTGCTGTGACTGGCGAAAACAACAACTACAGCGGTGACTTCTCGACCCACTGCGGTCTGATCTATCAGAAGGATGCTGCTGGTGTTGTGGAAGCCATTGGCCCTCAGGTTCAAGTGACCAGCGGCGACGTGAGCGTCCTCTATCAGGGTGACGTGATTGTTGGTCGCCTGGCCATGGGCTGTGGCACCCTGAACCCCGCTGCTGCTATCGAACTGCAGTCGGCTCGCGCCTGATATTGAGGTAACTAAAAATGGCTGCTTCTAACGCACAAGGTGTCTGCACCACGGATGCACAACGCATCTCTGTGGCAAAGACTCGCAAAGGCTATGGCACCGTTGTTGCTGACTCCGCTGTGAGGTCGGTGACGAAAGGTCTTCGCCTTGCCTATCCCAGCGTTGAGTGCAATATCACCAACGTCTGATCATTTAATAACGGGGGAGCCTATTAAAGGTTCCTCCCTTTTTTTTAATAATAAGATGACCTTTCCTACTTCTTTAGTGGCCACCGAACTGGCTGCCGTAAATCAAATACTCGGAGCAGTAGGACAGGCTCCTGTCACTACTCTCGATGAAACCAATCCCGATGTTTCGATTGCATATGGAACACTGCTGGATGTAACACGTGAAATTCAAGGTGAAGGTTGGAGTTTCAATAAGGAGGTTGAGTACCCGCTGACTCCAGATGTCAATCAAGAAGTCCTAATCCCGGCCAACGCCCTTGCCGTAGACCTAAGTGATGTTCCACAGAATCGGGGCATTGACTCTGTCATCCGAGGAGGGAAACTCTACGACAAAACAAATCATCGTTATACGTGGCCTGATTTCAATCCAGTGTTGTGCGATATGACTTGGGGATTTGACTTTGTCGATATTCCACAAGCCATTCGTGAATTCATCATTGCACGAGCATCTACGAATGCATGCATCAAGATGGTTGGAGATGGAGATCTATATCAGATGCTAAGTCAACGTGAAGCCTTGTCACGAGCGGGTGCTCTGGAGTTTGACTGCAATGAAGGGGATTACTCAATCTTTGGTTTTCCTAATGGGATGAACTTTTATACCAGCTATCAACCTTACCGAACCTTGGCGCGATGACAGCAATAACACAACGCATTCCAAACTTTCTAGGCGGTGTATCGCAGCAGACGGATGACCAAAAGTTCCCAGGGCAAGTTAGAGATCTGATCAATGGATATCCTGAGCCAACATTTGGTCTACTTAAGCGACCTGGGGGGAAGTTTGTAGCCGAACTCAAAACAACTGGAAACACTCTTGTTGCACCAACGACACTGAATGGCGCGAAGCTTTTCACTATCTTTCGTGATGATACAGAGCAGTATCTTGTAGCCATTATTGGGGGCAAGACGCCGACAACTAATAATGAGATAAAGGTCTGGAAGCTGAGCGACGGGTCTCCAGTAACGGTAAACTATGGAACAAATGCAAAGAACTACCTGTCTGGAACTAAAGACCGGTACGAAGTGCTTACTGTCAACGACTTTACTTTTATCACAAACAAAGAAAAGGTTGTTACGGCTAGAGCGCAGCCTACATATACTGAAGGCACAAAAGCTACGATCCGTATCCTGGCGATTGAGTACAGCGCCCAATACAAGGTTGTTATTAACGGCCTGACCGCTTCTGTAGTCACCAGGAACAGTGATACCCCTGGAACGACTCCAACTCGGATCCTGAACTACGAGAATATTCTGGATGACCTGAAGGCTGCAATCGATGCCCTAGCAGTAGCTGGTCTGACAGTTACAAAGTTGGGGAATACACTTGAATTGAGTCGGACATCAGCTTTTACTATTAACGGAATCGGTGGTAAGGGTGGTGACGCTCTTTCTGTATTCCAAGATACTGTCGAAAACATTGCTCGCCTACCAAACAGAGCCAGCAATGGTCGTGTTGTGAGAATAGCCAATACGGGTGGTACTCAAGATGATTATTACGTAACGTTTGTCGTAGATGGCAGTGGTAATGGTTACTGGGAGGAGACACGTTCGCCTTCAGTAAGCCCAGGCCTAGATGCTGCGACTATGCCGCATGAGCTTGTTCGAGAAGCGAATGGTTCGTTCACTTTTAGACAGGTGACATGGGAAGACCGGTTGGTGGGAGATCAAGATACGAGTCCCAACCCATCTTTTGTTGGTGAGACGATTCAACAACTTTTCTTCTACAACAACCGACTTGGATTCCTAACCACTGAGAATGTGGTGATGAGTCAGGCTGGTGATTATTTCAACCTGTTTGTAGCATCCGCAACTACATCGTCTGCTGCTGACCCGATTGATATCTCATGTTCCAGTATCAGACCGGCAGTTCTGTATGCAGTTATTCCCGTAGCACAGGGCCTAGTGCTGTTCAGTCGTGGTCAGCAATTCTTGGTGACATCTGACTCTGGTGTACTAGCACCTACTACTGTCAACATTAAGACGATCTCGAACTACGAGATGGATCCACAGAATAAGCCTGTTGACCTTGGAACAACAATCTCCTTTATTTCAAAGATCACTTCGTACACACGAGTCTTTGAAATGGAGACAAGGGGTTCTGATGACAGCCCTATTGTTGTCGATATCTCACGGCTTGTACCAGAATGGATTCCTAGTAGTGTTGATCAAGTGGTAAGTAGCCCACAAAACTCCTTACTTTCACTGGGATACAGTGGTAGTCGATTCCTGTACCTGTTCCGTTTCTACACAACAGGTGAGAAGCGTGAACTGCAATCTTGGTTTAAATGGAAGCTGAGTGGAAATGTTCTTCATCACGCAATCTATGAAGATACGATGTGGGCCGTCACAAGGCAAGAAGACTCCGTCGTACTGCAACGGATTGACCTAATCCAGAGCCCAGAAGCCTCGACGATTCAAACCAAAGATGGGCTTACAGTAGATCCACGGTTGGATATCTGGAAATTGAATCCAACACGGTCATACAACAGCACTACCAAAATAAGCAAGGTTTACTTACCTTGTAGTCATGACTCAACACTGTCACCATGCATCGTATCAGGTCAGCCGATTACCCAAGGATCTACATTCTTGGATATCGGACTAATCCTCTTGCCATCTAGCGTAAGTACTGATGCAGGGGGTGATTACATTGAGGTTGCCGACCAGGATCTAACTGATGACAATGTCATTGTCGGATACCTGTATGACATGGAAGTTCAACTTCCTCAGATCTATGTTAGATCGGGAGAAGGCAAGCAAATCAGTGATTTCACCGGGTCGTTGGTAGTCTCACGACTTAAGTTTAATGTTGGACTTGGTGGGGACTTTAAGTTTCTCGTAGATGCAAAAGGGCGTGGTGCTTGGGAAGAGGCCTTTGCAGTTACAGATGCAAATTACTATGCCGCAAATGATGTCCCACTGGCTGGATCAAAGTCTTACACTATCCCGCTTCATCAGAAATCACAAAATATGTCAATTAAGCTGAAGGCATCAGGTCCATTCCCTGTAAGCCTACTTTCTCTCATGTGGGAAGGTCATTATTCGACTAGGTATTACACACGGAGGTAATTGATGGCTTGGCCACTTATTGGTGCAATTGCTGGGATTGGAGCAAGCGTCTTTGGTGCTGTATCATCCAACAACGCAACAAACCAACAGCGAGATAATTACGATCAACAACTTGATCAGCAGTTCGAACAGGACAAACGGACCTACGACTTTAGCTGGGAGCAATCCCTCCGGGAGTATCAATACCTGCTAGATGGGCTGGATATCAAACGTGCTGAAGAGGAGACAGTTGGTCGACTAAAAGACCAGATGTCTCTGGATCAGTACAAGTATAATCTTGCCATCCGAGACTTTGACTACCTGAACTCACTTCGTCAGTATGCAGAGTCTGAAAAGATCTACGACCGACAAATCGGTTTCAATCAACTAGCTGCACAGCAGGCAGCACAGTCTGAACAGCAGAGGTTGCGTGAAACGGTCATGTCAACAGCCTTTGAGAACCAAGATATGATGATCGAACTCCTTCAACAAGAAGGGGTAATGCAGGCACGTGGTGTGTCTGGTAACAGCATAGGGAAGCAGCTACAGTCTTCTATGGCCCAGTTCGGTAGGAATCAAGCTGTATTGGCTGAGAGCCTAGTGAGTGCCGAACGTCAGACCAGTAGGAGTCTTGAGAAGATCTCTCTTGATCGCTACGGTGCTGACCTCTCAGCAGAGGCTAACCGGATGCTGACACCTACAAAGGGTCCGGATGTCCCAGTGCCCTACAAGACGCCCCGTGCAACGTTCCAGAATCCTTTGGCTCCACAAAAGGGTCCAGCACCTGTTCGTGGGGTGAATACAGCTCCGAGGTCCAGCGGCCTAGGAATTGCTGCAGCGGGTCTTGGTGGCATTGCAACGACGATCAATATGGGACTAGATCAAGGATGGATTCGCTAACACATGGAGTTTAATCGATGGAATCTAGAAAATACCAAGGGTACGCCCAAAGTTCTGGATTTGATCCTGTAAGAGTACCTGATACTGTTAGTCGTATTGCTCGTGAAGGTGACCGTACCCTACGGGGTATGCGAGACGTACAAGAGCAATTGTCTAGCAATCAGTCTTCCTATATCAATTCTCTAGAACGGAAACAAGGTCTAGAGCGGCAGAATCGGGATGAGGTGTTCCGATTCAATGAAAGTCAGCAGAGGCGCATCTATGAAGATCAGATGCGTGTCATGCAACGACAGGAGGGTGTTGATCCAGGGGCAACTCAGTCAAACCTGACAGCACTGTCCCAATTTTCTGAAACGATTGGGAAGGTAGCCTTTGACTTTGCAAAGAAAAAGTCTCAAGAGGATGAGCTGTACGGCAAGAACCTCGTCTTCCAATACGGAC